TGGTGGTCGGGCCTTTGGAAAATGATAAGCGATAAAGCCATCAAAATGGTGATGCATCATGAGGGTGTCCGATTTGTCCCCTACCGCTGTCCAGCTTTGTTATGGACGACCGGCGTGGGACACGTAATTGACCCTAATCATATCAAAGTACCTTTAGAACAACGTAAACAACTTGCTATCCCTGAAGGCTGGGACAGGAAGCTTACGATGGAGGAAGTTAATGCGATTCTTCAGAAAGATCTTGAGTCTTTTGTCAGAGGTGTTCTACGTCTCTGTCCTAACACTGCTGCTAATCAAGGCCACCTCGACGCTCTCACTAGCTTTAGCTTCAACGTAGGGCTAGGGAACCTCCAGAAGTCTACCATACGGATGAAATACAACCGTGGGGACTTTGAAGGAGCTGCTGACGGCTTCCTAGACTGGACCAAGGCAGGCGGTAAGGTACTACCTGGACTTGTCAAGCGAAGGAACGATGAAAGAGCACTTTTCTTAGGTGCATAAAAGAGGCCCCGTGAGGGGCCTTTTTAGTTACCAGAAGAAGGTTATTTGAACGAATCCAAGTAATATTACTATACCTGTCTTTTCATATATTTCTTCTTCGTCAACCTCAACGTACAAGGTGTCCGCATGAGCGATACCGAATACGAGTCCGTGGATGAAGTCAATACTGCAGTTCATCAGAATGCAATCTCACAAGCGCCAGCGGTGCAGGATAGCATCTGAGCACCTTCCACGTTATCAGTTCCCTCGATGAATGCGTCCCAATCGATGTCTTCGGGCATTGATAGAGCCATCTGAAGGTACTCACCAGCGGTGATCTCCTCGTAGGGAGCCTGACGATACGTACCACCATCGTAGGGCAAGAAAGACACGCCAGTACATTCATCAAAATGTCCCCACACCCATGCACCAACTTTGGGCCATTCCTCTTCTTTAACGCTAATGGTAATTGAAGGCTTATGTTCCGTCCAGTGGCGCTGGAATACCAGCCAGAGGTCTAGGTGCTCTACAGCACTCAAATCCTCTCGTAGCACCGCCCCTTCACCAACCTTCTGAGGGAAGCTAAACACAGTGGTTGAATCAGGCTTCATTACACACGGCTCAGACGGGAACCCTTGAGACTTAAGGAAGTTGGTCAGAGGGTCTTTGTTGTCAGAACGCACACGGCGAATGTAATACTGACTATGCTGGGGATGGATACCACTAGCAGTTCCCGTAAGCTGAGACACAGTGCCTTCTGGTTTAACACAAGTAATAGCGGCAGACACAGGGATGCCAAGATCGTTAGCCATCCGAGCGTTTGTATCAATAGCAACATTCTTCAACTCCTCAAGACGCTTAGGCAGGTCCAGGTCATAGGCGCTGTTCAGCAATGGATTATCAGGAATACCGGTCATAGACACGCCCAGGAGACGCTCTTCCTCGGTGTTGGTCTGCCAGATCTTCCGCAGGTACGGGAAGTGGGTCATCGTCGATTGAAAAGTTCCAAGAATCGTTGCCAAGCGAACCTTGTTGCGAAGTCGATCCATATCATCGCCGTTACGAACAATAACGGAAGAAAGATTGCAAAATTGATAAGGCCGAAGAATAATCTCGCTGCAAGGGTTCGTACCCCATTCTTTACCCAGGCTACGGCGACCATTCTTTTCTGCTTGAAGTTCTGAAGCATAACGATTGAAGATTCCTCGCTCACCGGAGTGAGATTCATAAATGTTAGACCATTCACGCATGAACTGACCAACGTCAGGCTTTACCTCGTAGACAGCACTGTTGTTAGCCAAGGCTCGTTGACCATTACCATCCCACCAGTTTCCTGCCTTAGCGTGTGCCATACGGTCATCGCCGAGGTCAGACAGGGAGATCATAGCACTACGGCGCACTCCACCAACGACAACAACTTCCCCGACCTTACAGAGAATATCATGACACTCGATGGTGTGTAGCTTACGCCCCACAGCTCCTTTGAACTTGGCGATAACATATTTAAACAACTCCACCAGAGGCTCGGGTCCACTTGCCCGTCCACCAAAGGTTTTAAGGCGTGTACCGGCAGGACGAACTGCGGAAACATCCCACTTCGGGATCTCACCGGCGTAGAGGAGAGCAATGATTTGACGGAGAGCCTTTGCCCATCCTTCCTTGGAGTCTTTAACAACAATAGTAGTATTGCTATCGTACAGCTTTTCAGGAATCTCTGGTAGTTTGTTAACATATTTCTGCTCCACGCTAAAGCCCACGCCTGTGCCACACAAGAGGATGTACATAGCCTCGTCAAAGGCTTTGGGATCATCAATGGGCAGGTACGAGCAGTTATAACCAGCGATGTTCTGACGCTCCAGAGCCTCACCAGCAGTCATAATTGATCTCATTGAAGGAAGTACTTCTAGGTTTTCAACTGCTGTTTGTAGCTCATGCCGAAGTGCTGGATTCATCTTATATTGATGCTTATCCTCAAGATGTTTTTCCATAAAGTTGAAATAACGTTCAACTGTTTCAGGCCAGTGCTCTCGTCGGCCTTTATCATCCAAAAACCGTGAATAGCGGCTCTTCGAGATATATTCTTGGTAACTAGTCATCTGTGTCATTTTATTCCTTATGTTATTTTTAGGGGACAGGTATTTTAATAGGCTTCGATCATTTTGTCAAGATACCAACGGGCTTTCTTTAAGTCTTCTACCCCGTTTTTATCCATAAAACGCATCAAATATTGCATCATTTGAACATAATCTGACACAAATAAGTGATAGACTCCAGTTGGTCCATGTGAGTTTTGAAGTTTTTGGGCTAGTTTTTCAAGAACGTCCCGAACTTCAATGCCCTGTTCCTCAAATAGCATATAGTGCCTGGGTTTTTCAACAGTATCGTACTGTTCTTTCTTTTCCGGTAAACCAAGTGATTTCATATATTCCTCAATCTCCTGAACTGTTGTGGAGTGTATTGGTGTCCAACTGTCCATATTTCTTCTCCAAGTATTCAATGCTTAGGAACATTTCATCAAAGTGTCCGTCTTCGACCTCGTTCATCACGAGAAGACCCCGCCAATGACGGTTACTAAGCTGATCCATATAACTCTCATCGTGCAGATAATAACTACCAACCACAATAGCTGTGATAGGTCGTCCATCAGCTCGCTTACCATAGGCGACTTGTTTTCCTTGTTGGTGTCCAGCAACACACGACATATGTAGCTTACTGATAATAGCAGCAGGAGACGATGCAGGTCTGCCCATAGCACCGACAGGCCAGTAATGGTTAAAACCAACACCATTAATGAAAACAGGATGTAAGAACCCATGTACTTCCCAGTCAGATTCATAGCCTAAGTCCTTTGTTGAGATTAACCCTTCAAGGGTGGGATTGTTGTTAACAGCCCTATCAATACGATTCTCATGGTTGCCCAGAGTCAGAACCATTCGAGGCTTGTAGACCTTCTCTTTGTTCTTCTTCTGCCGAGCTTGGAGATCTTTGAGAGGCTTCAGGAGCATCTTCATAGCCTGCTTCGCAATGTCGACATCAGACTTGTACCTAAGACCTTCAAAATACTTGGAGCCTTTAATATCGTGGGAAGACAGACTAGGCATATCAGCAAAGTCCCCGAGGTTAACAACAACGTCAGGCCGGTAATCCGTAATAGCCTGACCAGCCCAAGTAAGATGCTCCAGAGGAACACCTTGCTTGACTTGACAATCCGGTATAACAAGGATTCTCATTCTTCGGATTCAACCTCAAAAGAATAGATAGTTGGTTGGTGCACACCGCCATTGTTAAGCTCTGGGTTCTGCTCAAGCAGTTCAAGAAAGAGTTTCTGGTCTAGTTCTCGCCCAGGAGCTGGGGAAACATTATGGTCAAAGATAGGAATAGGAATAGCATAAAAGACTTTGCTTTTGATGTCATAACCGTAATTAGTTTCCAAAACTTTAATTACATCCTCAAGAATTTGCATCCAGGTAGGACCAGAATAAGCGTTACGTATTTGCACAAACGTATCTGCAAAGTCTTCCAAGTCAGAGTTGTCTTGGTCAATACTAAAACTAACCACGGTATCTTTTTTAATCATAGGTTTCTCCTGTTGAATCTGATGAAAATAGTCTTCAAGCTCCATTTAGTACCTCCTCTAGCGAAGGGAAATGTTCAAAGATTATATCTCGACATTGTTCCGCTACCTCACGATGCTCCTTCTGTGTTGCTTTATCGCAACGAATCTCAATGTAATGAATCCAGCTACGCAGGGTTCCATTCATGTACAGT